ACTACGCTATTAACAATATCTGCTGTTTGTAATCTTGTTTGTATGTCAGCGTTTACAAGATTAGCGTCAAGTTCAATAAGATTAGCTGTATAGTTTTCGCTTCTTCGCTCTGCGTCTGCGTAACCAATTTTGAAATCAGTTGTGTCATACAAATATCCTAGCCCTGATTGTTGGGTAACGTCTGTTAAATTATAAGCCTGTTCTACTTGTGCTGATCTAGCAAGCATTTCGTAACGCCCTGCGTCAATTGTGTCTATGCCTTGCACACCATAGTTAGCCCAAGTCTCGGTTGTAAAATCATTCCAAGTAAACGTGTTACTTAAATCTTCCCAAGCTGTATAAAGTGTTTCTTCCAAAATACGTGTGATACGTGCGCCGTCTAATTCTTCTGGGTAAGCAACAGAACCAGCGTAACGTTTAACAAGTAAACCAAGAGCACCAACGGCTTGAATTTGTAAAGTGTTGGGTTTACCACCTAAACCAGCACCTGCAAATCTATTGTGAACACTTGAAACTTCACCTGTAAACAATTTGACATAAGCACCTGTTGAGTCTGTGACTTCAATAAGTATTGTGTCTAATAATTCAATTGTTGGGCTTGTTCCGTCAAGGTTTAATAATTCTAAGTTGCAATAACTTGGTTGTGTTGCTTCAAAGAAATCGTTGCGACCATAACTGATTGTTGCGTCTTCTAAGGTTGTAGAGGTTTGGACAGTTCCAGCAATAGTAACCCTGTAAGTTGGTGTATATACAGTCATTGGTTATCTAAACCCAAAGTTAAATGGCTTTATTCCTGTCGTTTTTAAGGCTGTGTTTTGCACTTTAGTTATTGTTCTAGCTGTGCCTTGTGGATCTACTGCGCCTTTAATGTTAAAGTTATTCACTACTGTTGGTTTTTGTGTGTTGATTCCAACTAAACCTTTTGCTTTACTAGAAGCTGGTGCGTCTGGTGCAAATTGTCCTGTAGCATTAACAAATTGTCCTACAAGTGATTCATCAAAGGCTTGCTTGAAGTCTCTAAATTTTTGAATAGCCGAATCAATTTTTGTAAACAATCTATCTAAGCCCTCGGTCATATCTGTTAATAAGTTAATAAATCTTACAAAACCTGATTCTTCACCTGTTGAATCATCAAACGTTCCTGCTAATGAGCCAAGACCTGAACCAAGGTCACGTAAGGCTTTTCCTAAATTATAACCTGCTTCTTCGCCCTCGTTAGTTGCTTCTGCAAACATTCCAAGAGACGGAACAACAGATCTCTTTTTACCTGTTAAGCCGTCAATAAGTCCTTGTAGTGCTGGTGCAAGTACATCTGTTGCAAACTTTGCAAAGCGTTCAAGTAATGGTAAAAGTGCTTGACCTAGACTTTCTTTGGCTTCATCTATTGCAACTTTGAATCTTGCAAGACGACCAGCAAAAGTATTAGCAGCTGCGTCAGCTTGACCCGAAAAAGTTTCAGACAAAGCAATAACGGCTTTATCAAAATCTTTAGTTTTAATAATGTTTTCATCAAGAGGTACACCAATACGTTTTAATGCGCCTAGGTTGCCGTCATAGGCTTTACCAAGGGCTTCTGAAACTGTTGCTAAATCTTTACCTGTCCCTGCAGCTATATCTAAAGCTAATGTCTGTAGTTTTTGTGCTTTAGTTACGTCACCTGTTGATCTGACTAAACGATCTAAGCTTGGGCGAAGTTGATCGTCAGCTATACCAGTAGCGCGCGCTGTTTTGTCAATGTAATCTTCTGTGGCTTTAATTTGAGCGTCTGTAGCCTTAGTTACGTTTTTTAATGTTTGTGCAAGTGATACTTGGGCTTTTTCATCTTCAATAGCAGCTTTAACGGCATCTACACCAATTTTGATAGCTGCAATACCAGCAGCTGCGCCGAGAGCTGCAAAAGCAATTGCGCCTGTTTTTAATGCTGTGCCAAGTTTATCGCTAAAACTTCTTGTTTCTTTATCGGCTTTATCTAAACCTTTAATAAAATCTTTCGTGTCGGCTAAAAGAGCAAGTCTAAGCGTTCTACTTTCAGCCATTATTGAGCCCTACCTTTCCAAGCACTTGCAATCTTTTCATAACCTGCTAACCATTCTTTTGATATTGTTGGGTGAAATGCAGACATAGCAGGGTATAACCACCAACCTTTATTTCCTCTACCTTGTTTTGGTGATCTTCTAGGGAACTGTTTATACTGATTAGCACCAAATTCACTTCCCATTATTACATACCCAGCCGTAAAAGCACTAGCACCAACTTTTTGTCTACCACCAATGCTAAAACTAGGTGCTTTGTCATTTATTGAAAACTTAATAGATTCAGCTACAGCAACTGCTTGTTTAGGGTTATATGGTGAATTTTTTGCAGAGGCTTTAGCATAAGCACCTGCTCTTAAAGCCAAACGTTGAGAAATCGCTCTCATATCATTTTTAGCAACATCGTCCATTTTATTCAACGCTGCAAGTAATCCTCTATAATCTTTATCAACTTTAACAATTTGAATTGCTTTAGCCATTATTACGCTCGTTCAGTATGTCTATAGCCGTTGACCATATTTCGGGTTCGGCATTGAGCCAATAATCGGGTGTTATCCCAGTTGCTAAGGCTAACTCGACTGCTGTTCGCCCAAGACTTCGGGCTTGGTAAAATTTGCTGTCTCAAAATCAGAAGCTGCAATAGAGATGACTTTGGTTTTCCAAATATCAAAACTTTCAACTTTTTTAGTAACGCGTTGTTGGATCTTATGACCAAGGAATAAAAGAAGTTGGTTACTTGGTGTGCTTTCGTCCATAAGAACTCTAACAATAGATTTATTGTTATATAGTTCTTTTTCTGCCATAGCAAGTTCGATAGGTCTTGTCCATTCATCAAACTTTTCACCTGTTTCTAATTCCCAAGATATTTGTAACTTAAGCATTTGTGTGCCCCTGTTCTTTGTTTGTGGTTGTTACGCTGTTAGGTCTTCGGTTGGTATACCTACAACTTGTAGTGATACTGAACAAGTTTGTACGTCCGCACCTGTAGCTGTAACGCTTGGGTATTGTGGCAATACATAACCAGTTAATGTTACACCAGTTCTTAATGTCATAATAAAAGCAATTGTAGTATCTGGAGCTGTTTCAGTTCCATTCCATAATACTTGATACAAGCTGTTTGGTGTTGCGCCTGCGTCATTTAAGAATTCAACGTCAAGTGTAACATTTGAGTCTATGTATTTGTATGCTTTGCCTGCAAGAGTGTCAAAAGTTAATCTTTCTGTATCAAAGTTGATAGCAGAAGAAGTAATTTGCTCTGAGTATAAATTTCCATTAACACTTAGAGTTAATTGACGACCACTTAAAATAGTTGTTGCCATTGTTGCCTTTCCTAGCCTGTGTAGGCTGTTTGTAGTTGGATTTCAGCAGATAGCAAATCTGTGCTATTTGTCTGCCTAATTCTCGGACTAGATACTGACAGTATAACCCAATTAGTCGGTATAAGTGCCAAGATTGTTTCTATATCATCTTCCAAGTTTGTTAATGCGCTTGGGTTTGAATACGTAGTGCTGACTATTTCAAGAGTTAGTCTTACGTACCAATTCTTTGAATTACCAATAGCAATTGGTTCAAGATATGGGTCACCAGCTAAAATAAGAGCTGCTGGTGGAATAATAATATCTGGCACGTGATCATAAGCAGAATACTTTGTGTTATCTGTTATTGCGCTTTTAAGCCCTGAACGTAGCGTACTAAGAGCCATAGTTAACCTACTTGACTATTAGAGTCAATGTATTTACTTATTAAACCTGTAACTTTGTACAAAAGCGTTCTACCCATACGATATGGGGCTGGGGTGTAATCAAGGGCTTGTTGTGTGCCACCTGCAGCTAGTCTTGATTGAAATACGTCTACAGCGATTTGTAGCACAGCTTCTTCTACAGCTGCTACGCCGTTGTATTGGACTAAAGTATTTTCAGAAGCAATACCATTAGGAATTGAATACCTATAATCGGTATGAACTGTTGCACCTGTTGTTGTAATTCTAAAAGTATATTCATCTACTATTGCAGATATTGTTTTATTGCCATTTATGTATGCTTCAACGCCTGTTATAGCTATTGTTGCGCCCTCAAAAAATTTGTGTGGTCGTGTTGTGTGAATTGTTGTTTCTGTGGCTGTTTCTGAATAGTGTTTATCTATTCCAACTTTCCATTGTATAAGAAAGTCACCTATTGCGTCTTCAGCTGTGTCAATAATTGCGTCTAATGCTGTGTCATCATAAAGGGAAGATGAAACGCCAAGTACAGCTCTTAACTGAGCTGCTGTTACTAATACTGGCATTTTATTTCCTCTCGTTTAGGGTGAGGCTAGCCACAGGGGCGAGACTAGCCTCACAACTTAGTGGTTTATCAGGACTTGTTAAACCAGTTTGCGCCAGCTGCAATTTTTGTAGCTAGTGCGCCGTAGCCGTAATAATTTACGTCTATTTGTCCTGTGTTGATTACGTTGGTGCGTAGGCTTAAACGTGGGCTTTCGTACCAAGTGTATGAATCTGGGTTTAAGACAACCATTGAATAGTCACCTAAACCAGTTCCACCAGTTCCACTTACGGAACGTGATACGTACAATTCCAAACCAGCAACGTTTCCACGTAATGATTGTGGGCTTACTGCGCCACCAGCATTTTGTGGGTTTGAAGCTGTGTAAATTGGGCGTCCGTTTGACTCTGCATAACCCATAATTTTACCCCATTGTTCTGGAGATACTACAAGGTTACGTGCAAAACCTAATGAGGCTTTGTAAACAGCTGCAGCTGCAGAAGCTACGTAGGTGATTAAGCCTGGAGCGTCTTCTGTTGTTGCTGTTGCGTTTAGTGCGCCGTTATTTGCAACTTCACCCATTACGTATGAATCTGTTGCTTTTGCGTATGCAAATTCCATTTGGCGTACAAGTTCGTCAAAAAATACTGGTGAAGAACGGTCTAACAATTCTACTGAGAATGTTTGTTGTCCACCGAATTTTTTAACTGCAACAGAAACGAATGAAGCTGCTGTATCTGTTTCAGATAATGCTGCTGCTTCGTCTGCTTGAGCAACTGTTGGTGCTGTTGTAATTTTTGGAATTTCAAAAGTCATACCTGCTGGTGGCAAAGTTGCTTTTGAGATTGCGTCAATAAATCCACGATCAGCGTTTGCAATTCCGTTGATTACTTCTGTTGATTGTGGTGTTGGAATAAAACCTGCGTTGTTTGAGGTTGTGTCAGCTGCCATTACATATTGACGGCTGTCTTCGTTACCAAGAGCTGCTCTAATTGAGTGTTCTAGGTATGAAGCCTTTGAAACAATTGGGCTTCTTGGTGCTGTGAAAATTGCTGGGCGAACGTTGCGTTCTGCAGCTTCTACAGCTGGGGCTTCTACAGCCTTTGCTATTTCTTCTACTACTTCTGGGGTAACTTCGTTTGACACGATAGTTTCCTCACTTTCTGTTGGTTGTGAAGGCTCTGCGCTTGCAGCTACTTCGGTTATTTGTGCGTGCTCGCCAAAAGCAGGAAATGTGACGTGTGAAACTTCTTTTAATGTGGCTTCGTTTACAATTACTTGTTCACCTTTTGTCACATAGTCGTCAATCATAGCGCCTACACTAAATCCAGTTCGTAAACCTTCTTGTGCTTCTGCTAATGCGTCGTCTCCTGCGTTTGTTCTTGCGATTTTGAATGTGCCGATAATTCCTTTATCGTCTTCTTCATATCTTGATAGTTTTCCAATTGGTCTAGTCATATCGTGTTCAGTAAAAAGTTTAATACCTTCACCGATTTTTAATGAGCCTTGTTGAAATACAACGTCTCCCATATTTGTGTGACCGACTTCATTGAAAGGAACAATAACGCCTGTTAATTCTCTTTTTGAAGAATTAGCTGCGATAATGTCAGTTGAGAATTTAATAAAGTTATTCATTTATTAACATTTCCCTTTCTCTTGCTTCCTCTATTGTCATTACACCAAGAGGAATAAGTTTTTGATATATGTCAGCGCGTTCAATTGCACTTGGGCTGTAAAATTCTTCTAAATCAAATTTTACTATAGATCCACGTGGTGTAATATCATTGTCGCTTAATCTTTGTGTAATACAAGTCATTAAAGGCTTTAATGACAAATCTATTAGGCTTCTTCTTTCAGCTGTGACGTTACTGTAAGTCATACTTCCACCTGCATTACCACCTACGTAGTATTCAGGTAAATTACAAGCCCTAGCAATCTCAGAAGCCATATATTGACGTGCAGCGTTTAGCGTTAATTGTTCTGGGCTAAAACCTATGCTTTGAAAGTCAATTGTGTCGTTTACAAAAGCTGTGCCACGTGTTTGTCTAGCTTCTTTCCAAGAATTAAGTAGGGCTGTAACTCTTTCAGCAGGCATTGGCAAGTTAGATTTTAATACAACGTTAGGTGTTGGTTCATCTGCAAATCTTTTAACTGCTTTTTCTAATGCAAGTGCTGTAAGTATTGTTGTTCCTGCTCTTACAAGTAGTCCTTCATCAAATCCAGTAAAAGGAATTAAAGAACCAAGCCCATTATCAGGTACTCGATTGCCGTCTACAGAATAATACTGCACGTTGTGACCTAAAGCGTCTAAAGTTCTTGTAACTCGACTTACAGAAATCCATTCTGCACTTAAAGGTCTTCCGTCTGCGCCAAGTTCAAGTATTCTTAAATATCCTTGACCTGTAAATAAAATATCTTCTGCAAGAAATGTATATACAGACTGCCCAGTCATACGTGGGTCTGGTTGTCTGATAAAAGGTGGGGTTGCTACTTTACTGTTGTTTGATTCGCGTCTAACTTCTAAAGGTAATGATCCGATAGTTGCACACATAATGTTTCTAGCTCTTGCAACTGCTGGTACTTGCATAGCTTGTGCTCTAGATACTGTAGATAAACCAAAATAGTCAA